TCCTCAAGGCCATCCTCGCCACCGCTGGCGGGGCTACTCCGACTCCAACCCCTGCCGTCGTTCCCTTCACCGCGAAGGTGTCCATCCCCGACCTGCGCATCCGCAGCGGCCCCGGTACCAACACTGCCGCCACTGGGAAGTTCACCGGCATCGGTGTGTTCACCATCACTGAGGTCAAGGATGGCCCCGGCTCCACCAAGGGCTGGGGCAGGCTGAAGTCTGGCGCAGGCTGGATTTCCCTTGATTACACACAGAAAATTTAACCGGCGGTCAATATTGTGACCCACAGTTCAAGCCCACCGGGAATTATCCTCGGTGGGCTTCTTGCTTTCATTGTTTTTGAGGGGGCATCATTCTATGGCAACTGAAAAGTCAAAGGAAATTTTACAGTATAGGGAACAGGGGCTGGGCTATAAGCGGATTGCTGCCCTCACCGGCTACTCGCTGAATACGGTCAAGTCGGTCTGCCGGAGAAATCCGAACGGTGAGGAAAAGCTGTGCCTCCAATGTGGAGCCAAGTTGGTGCGCACCCCTCACTATAGGGAGAAAAAATTTTGCTCGGATACCTGCCGCATGGCCTGGTGGAACAGCCACCCGGAGGCGGTCGACCGCAAAGCTGTCTACCACTTCATCTGCGCCCACTGCGGCCAGCCCTTTGACAGCTACGGCAACGACCACCGGAAATACTGCTCCCGCACCTGTTATGCTGAGGCGCGGC